TCATTACAAATAGTTTTTGCCTTTCATATTCTGGCATTATATTTTGAACACTCTCATGATCTGAACTATCTTCTAAAATTTTTTTTGCTGCACCATAGGCTATAAACTGCCACCACTGTTTTATAACCGGAGTATCTGTATTTAATTCAAATGCAGTTGGCTGCTCGCGAACCTGCAATGTCACTTCATATACCCTATCTGGAACCGGCCTCAAAATAAACGTATTATCAAAAAACAGAATTCCATCTGGTGCGGACGCCTGAAACGGAAACATTTCATAGGTAATATCTTCGCCATTTGCCGGAACTTGAGGAAAAACTATATCAACCTCTCCGGTTAAATAGTTTATTGTTCCTATATTGTTACCTGCAGCATCTAATAAGTCGCCCTCATTAGACGTTCTTCCATATTGATCTAAAATGGGCTCGTCTATCGCTATAATTGCTTCTGTAGCAATATTTAACGATCCTATAAGTACCGATCTATGTAAAACCTTGGTTGGAAGGGTGTAGGTAAAGTGGGCGGTTACTCCATCGCCAACTCCAATCCTTCCAAGTGTCTTAACTTGTGTATACGTATTATAAAAGTCCGCAGGAGATTGGAACAGTTTAATCTCTCTTCCAGCTAAATACACCGGCTGATCCGTTGCTATAACAATATCCTTGAAGTCTTTTAAGTTAAATATAAAATCACCGATTGTTGTCGAATAGGCACCTACATAGGGAGTTGTAGAAAACGAAACATTTTTCAATAGGTCAAATGTCTGTACCATCTGCGGCAAATCATACTGATAAAAAGTATTAATATACTCTTTAAGCGAGTCTTCTGAAATTTGCGTTGTAGATGGCTTCTTTGTAAGCAGCCTTACTTTTTCTTTAATCTTTTCAAACGTTGCCATACAACTCCCTTTCTGGTTATCCTACGTCATCCATAAGATCATCAACTCTTCTAAAGCTATACCTTCTTATCCAACCTTCTCTTTTACCTAAATAATGCCCCTGCTTGTCTACCTCAGCCTCACTTGTTGGATATCCACACCGATTAAGATGCCTTGCAACATTAATTGGCAATACATATTTTTTACCATCTTCTAGTGTATATTTTTTTGCAGGAGATCCGTCGTCTGTATAAGAAAAGGTTATTGGAGCACCTCTAATTTCCCAATTTCTAAATATTCCCTCCACCATCTCAGGTTTTTTGGGAAACCTCTTTTTTAATGGCACAGCTGCCTTAACTTGCTGTTGTTTATTTGAAACTTCTTGCATTTTTACTCCTTCTAAAGAAGGGGGCGCAAGGCCCCCTTTATATTATATTCCAAATGAATCACCAGCAGCCCAGTAGATCACATCATTAGCTACACCACCAGCAGCGGCGGCTCCAGCAGGAAGCTCAAAGCCTCTGAATTGAACGTTTTCAATTGGACCACTTAGAGGCACAACTTCTGCCCACGATGTAAGCGTTGTTCCTGTTACAGGGAACGCAAACGCAGTATAAGCAGTCGTGTCAAGATTAACCGTTATAGTGTTATTTGCAGCATCTATAGCAGTTACCTTAACCTCTTTTAGATTTGCTTCTTTCATGCCAAAAGCATCAGGTACCATCAATCTTACATAGTCACCAACAGCGTATTCATGTGTAACTGTAAGAGTAATAAGAGCCTGTGCGGCTTGAGTCATAGCAGAAATAAATCTCGTGCGTGGATACCATAGTTTGTCATATTTAACTCTGTATATCTCGCCTGCATTGCCATCAGCAACAATCTGAGCCATATAAGGAAGCTCAAGACTCGTATTGCCAACAACGGTTCCAACTGAAAAATCCATCCCGTCAAGCTGTGTTGCTGCGGGAGCTGCCCCCATTCTCACAATAGAACCAGCAACAAAACCAGTTGTGTCAGCCAACGTTATCAATGGAGGATTAGCTCCTGTTACACCAGTTGTCGCTATCGCAGCCGTTAGAGGATTGTCTCCGGTATTTATTTTTGTAATACCCGTAGCAGCTGCTAAGTTTCCAACTTCAAGCGAGTCATCAGCAGCAAGCTTTGTATATCCAAGACCGTAGTCCATACCTTGTTGCCAATAGCACTCTGAAATACTTCCAGCACCACCTGCAGCAGACACCGTAAAGTTAACAACCTTTAGCCAATTTGCATCAAATGGCACTTCTAAGAGCTTTACGTTTCCATCGGCAGTATAACTGCCTTGCATTAAATTAACCATTATTCACACTCCTATCTAAACAAAGTACAACGAACTCTCAATAAGTAAGAGTCATTGAGGATTCTAGGCACTTGCACCCATTTGACAGCAGCAGTGAAGTTTTGATGTAATGGATCTAATGGTGGAGTATAAATGAACTTAGCATTTCCCTCAAGAGAAACACGAGCAGCAGCCTCCTTACCAACACAGAACACATTATATACATCAAAACCATCAGTAGATAAAACAGAGTCTATAGATCCTTGAGATGATGTATGGAACGCAAAGCCATTAATTGTACCATGCTCAGAATGCCTTATTCCCATTTGATTTGGATATTTAATCTTTTCTACAAATGTAGGAATTCTATCCAAATCAGTAATAAGATCGGTATGACAAAGCGCAAAATATGCCTCTCTGGTTGGTGTAGTATTAATCTTATCTGCACCTTCTCGGCCCATTATACATGGGAACGCATCATTGCTACGCAGAGTCTGATATGACTTAGCCACATCCTCAGCGGTAATTTCTGTAGGGGTATCACCATTTTGGCCATTTGTGCAATTTTGGAAAGAAGCAGTACTTGCAAGCACATTCCTAATGAGTTCATCATCAGTTTCTTTCATAAATACACCAAGTCTCTCTGCCAAAACATTGAGAACCGGATCTTGAGAGGTTATAACAACCTGCTCATTTGAGGTAACATATGTTCCATACCATTGAACTTTTGCGTCAATATCTATTGCAGTAAGCTGTTGCCCTGGAGGTGTTGCACCTGAGTTACCAAGAGGCGTTGTATTTGTTACAAGCGGTATATATCTCCTAAACCGTAAGGTATCGCCCTGATTACGCATAAGCTCTTTTTTTTCTAGTGGAAGCCCGTGTATCAATGCCCTTGTTCTAGAACGAAGCAGCTTATATGCATAACTCTGAGCAATCGGAGGAGGCAATATAGTCGTTGTTGTAATATTAGCCATAAATTACTCCTTAGAGTTTTTTAATAATACATCACTATGTGGGTGAGCGACGCCCTTACAGCTCGTTGTGGGTTGGCGAGTCCCTTACTGCCACAATCAACTATATGTCTCAAAACAAAAAAAATTAAAACAAAAACTAGTTATAACGCCTAATAGCGTCATACATTTCTTTTTCTAGAGCCGCGCCTATTTCTTCTGTGTATCCTTCAGCAAACATATTTGCTTGAGATAAAGGAGATGTTTGTTTCTCTTTTATAGAAGCAGATGGCCTTGGTGTAGATGCATTATTTTGTATTTTTGCCTGCTTTACTCTGTCTACAGGAGCAACCTCTTCACCCATAAACTGCTTTATAAGCCTGTACGTTGCCTTGCCTCTATTGTAAAGCGGATCACTGTTTTGTATAGCGCCACGCATTTCAGGATGCCTCTTTATAAAAGCCTTTACATTATCAGCGGTTACAACATCGTTGAAATCAGAAAACTCTGAACTTAGTTTGAGTTCCGCTGTCATTTCTTCACTATATGCTTTCCACTGTTGCACTTCTTGCTTAAGCTCTTTAACCGTCTTTGTAACCTTTCCAAGGTGCTTACCTTCAACATAGTCGTCTGGGCTTACTCCAATATCATCTTGCTGTTGCTGCTGTGGCTGTTTTTGCATGTTCTCAAAATATTTCACAAGCTGATCACGCTCATATTCCGCCTGCTCGGCTCGCTCTTTTTCTCGTCTTTTAGCAGCTCGAAGTTCACGCAAATTATCTTCAAGCTTGTTATGCTCAAAGTTTTGCTCAGCGGATTGTTCTTCTTGCGGGCTCTCTACAGGCTCCACATTTTGTACTGCCTCAACCTGTTCCTCCACCTGCGGTTGAACTTCTTGCTGAACTGTTTCTTCGTTTTCGTTCATTTTTAACTCCTCGTTACAGAAAACTGTTTCTTCTTTCCTTTGTTATTTTCAAAATATTCTATTTTGGCAAGATCGCCATTATGATATTTCCTAATATTTTCATATAGCTCTTTTTCGTCATCAGGAACCATCCCTATGTTGTATCTATACAACTGGCATAGATCAATATCTGGCACAACCCACAAAAACTCCAGCCTATCTTCACCTCTTATGTATTTATAGGCAGCCTGATCATAGAATGGCTTAG